ATAGCTACTATTTTCTTTTTGTCGGCTATCTCAGTTTTGCGAGCTTTAGCAGCTTTAGCCGCTGCGTTTTCTGCGACTCTAGGACTTTGTCTATTAGTGCCTGTATTTTCTGCAGCTACTGTAGCTCTGCCTAAATTGGCTAATAGCGTAAATGGCGATTTCAACGGGGTTAAAATAAACAGGTCTATAGCTTTACCTATAGTGCTATTGCTTATTTTGTCGGTTAAAACTGATATACCAGTAATAACAAAACCTACTTCGGCAGCTAAACGAGCCATAGACTCAGCCGCGCTATCTATGCCTTTTTCGTCGCCTAGTCTTTGTATACCGTCAATTAAAGAAAAGCCTATAGTTTCGCTTGCCTCGGTTGCTGCTATCTGTAATTTTGCAACACTACCGGCGTAGGTATCTGCGGCGGCTTTTGCGCTACCGGCAAAAAGCGTAGTTAGTTTGGCCTGTATTTGTTCAAAGCTGCTAGTAGCTAACTCAGCTTTAGATAAGCCAACGCCTAAACGGCCTAAAGCTGTATTTTGTCCCAGGTAGGCTTTACTTAAACTGGCTGCTACTGCGTCTACAGATTTACCGGTCGCCGCGCTTATATCTAAGCTCAGGGCTAGTAATTGCTGGGCCTTACCTAATTCATTTGTCGACCGGATTAGGCGACCAAAGGCCGGCCTTAAAAGGTCCTCCGACACACCTGTCGCTCTTTGTAGGCTGTCGACATAGGCATTAACACCGGTAGAAGCAAACGCTAGGCCTAAGTTATCTAGGCTTTTATTAAGTACTGCTACCGCTTTAGATTCCTCTAGTGCAGCCGTAACAGCCTTTTTAGTAAATACAGTTACGGCGGTACCAGCGGCGGCAAAAGATAATTTAGAGGCTAGCCCCATTTTCATAAAAGATTTAGTTAAACTGCCCAAGCCTTTAGTAGCTTGCTTTGTGCCTTTGTCGTTATAGCTGACAATTATGGGGACTTTAATAACCATTATTTAGCCAACTTTCGATTTACGGCAGCTTCGGCTTTTTCTATAGCTGCGTTACTTTTGGCTACGATTTCCTCGCGGTTTTCCTCTACCGCTTTGTAAGCTATACGGCCTTGCTTGCCGCGTACCGTAATGCCTGACTGCGACTCTATAGCGTTAATAAACCTAGCACCCTGGGCGTTTTTGCCTTGTGGGTTTTTACGGCCGGCTGTTTCGTAAATTGCGCCTGCAGGGTTAGCGTTAATAAGCAAGTAAGCCTTACTTGTCCAAGTGCCCCGCTTACGCGCTCTATCTATCTTTGTGCGTATTCCAATTTTTACCGGCTTAGCTGCAAACGTAAGCCTGTCCCACTTGCCGGCTTTTACAGGTTTTGCCCAGCCGCTTAATGGTGTAACACTAGGGGCTAATTGCCTTGCGTCTACTTGCGCTATTTTTAAAGCTGCATAAATTGTTTTATTCATCTCTTTTAATGCGTCTGGGTCAAACTGACGTAATGCCCTCACCGTTTCATCTAGTCCTACGATTTTTGCGGCTGGCATTTTTTAGAGCCTCACTCCTGTCAGTTAACACCTTCACTAATGCCGCCAACATCTCCGGCGACATTTCCAACAATTCCTTAGGGGTAAATCCTGTTTCTAACGCTAAGGCTGCAATTTGGTAGGTTAATAGTTGCCTATCACCTACCCAACTAAAGGGTCTACTTCCTCTACCTCTACAGCCTTTAACGTATTCAAAAAGGATTCACCAAAAACGGCTACTTCTTTTTTATTGTGCTTTAGTGCTAACCAACACAAATAATAAACATCTGTTTGAGATTCCATTTCGCGGAACCGCTTATTTATGCCCATTTTTGCGTAGGCTTCGAACTCTACTTCGATAGCCGGCGTTATGTCGTATTCCTCGACTACGCCGGTATCGCGTGTAATTTTTAGTTTTACCATTTTCTAGCCCTCTTTTCTTTTGTTATACGGTAGTGATAGTTACGTCTGTAGTTAGATCAAAAGTAATATCTAGACTTGCTACTTCACCGTTAGCACCGTTAATAGGGGTATAGCCGTTAACAAAAACGCTACCGCTATAAACTGGGTTAGTTGCGCTTGCTGTTGCGCCGTTAGGTGCAATTTCAAACGCTGCTGAGGTGCCCTTTAAGCTGTCAAGTACTGCGCGGGTTGAGCCTGCCCCGATAGCTGCTTGGTCGATATATAGGGTAGCTGACAGGGTGTGAGCTGCAAGGCCCTTAAGGAACTTATGCGCTGAGTCGCCCATAGCTGTAACCTCAAGTTGGTCGTAGTTGATATTGAGGCTTGCTGACTGTACTACTGTGGTCATTACATAAGTACCTAGTTTAAAGTAGGTATTGTTTGTAAAATAAATTGCCATTATTCCTGCACTTCCTTTACTTTAGTAGGGGCTGGGCTTACCGAGGATTCCTCTAAAGCGCCAATTTTTAGCAAGTGTGGTAAATCCCACCCTTCTAAATCTGTGTCGTTAACGGTACCGCCGAGGCCAACGCCTGCGATTTCGTTATCTATCATTACTTTATAGTTAGCCATAGTTAACTCCACTCGCTTATTATCTCTAAACCGGCTTCACTTTGAAGCAAGTTACCGCTAGGGGTTTCCAAAATTGCAGGCGCGCTAAAGCTAGTTATATTTATAGTTAAACCTGAGCCGGCTAACTTTTGCATAACAGCTAAATAAAAATCCTCTAGTTTTGTTTGGTTGCCCAAGTTATCCATAAGTGGCACTAGTAAAAATAACTTAAAACGTACCGTCGGGGCTATAGCTGTTTTAACGTTACTGTTAACCAAAATATAAGGGTCGTCATTGGCGATAACTAACGAGTTAGCCTGAGGTATTTCTGGGATATGGTTAAAAACTGACCAAACAGCAGTATTAGCTAAGGCTGTAGCTAGTGTTGATCTAAGGGTAGTTATTGCGGTTGGCATTTTTCAGCCTAACATTGACATAGGACTCTGGTACGGGGCGATAAGGCCGCGCACTTTGCCAATTAGTGAATTTCCGAGCTGATAAGGCGAGGCGATAAAGCCGTCTATCGTAGTAACGCTGGCACCTGGTGCTTGGCGTGCTTGCCAGATAGTAGTAGCTAAAGCGGCTGCAGCTTCGCGCACCGCTGGCACATTTGCATAACCTGTAGCGTGGTTAGGTCCAGTAACTAAACCATAAGGTTTTACTAAGTGTGTAGTTTGGTCTGCAGCTGTTTTATCGTAAGTGAACCGGTAAAGGTCATAGCCGGTAATAGTTTTAGTGCCGTTAAAAGTAGCGCCGGCAGCACTTATTACTACTGACTGACCAGTAACAAAGCCGTGGGGTGTAGGGGTAGTAATTGTAGCTACGTTGGCTGACAAAGCCGTAGCAGATATAGGCGCGGTGTTAAACCATAAGTATTTATTAAGTATGTCCTCTGTAGCCTGGCAGACTTCCTCGACTGTTGCGTCTGTGTAAAGGGTAATGCCAACAATCCCGAGCAAGGTGCGCAACTCTAATTGGGTAATGTAGCTAGCAGCCACGCGCCTTACTCCTTACTGTTTGGGCCTAAACCCCACCGGACTAGGGGCAGGGTTTAGGGTTCTAGTGTTTTAGGCTTATGCCTTGTTATTCTTAAACGCGCCGCCGTCTGCCAAGTTAGCAAGGGCACCGTATCCGTAGTACATGATCTCGATTTGTCCGCTAGCAATTACGTTAGTAGTTAAGCGTAGTGCTGGGGATTCGTACCAGGTAAAGCAATCAGGGTTGACGATCAAAAGTGTACCGTCGCCGTCGCCTGCGTTTGCATAATCCACGTAGAGGTCTAATCCAGCGACGTTACCGCGTAGGCTTGATACTGATACTGCGCCGCCTGCGTTTTGTGGCTGTTGCGCTGTGTAAATTGGTCGCCCTGCGTCGTTAAGGGTCATAATGTTTGCCCATTGTCCGCTTGAGGCGATCATATTGCGAGCAAAACGCTTGCTGTTTGAGTACACGCTAGCTGCACCGCGTGAAACGATACCTAAAAGCTCTGCAGCTGTTGGGTAAGTTGCAACGGTAGTAGCGTCTGTAGTAGCTGCAGTAATC